CGAAACAAAATTATTATACTAGCGATTACAGTACTGATTATGTTGGTGAAGTTATGACTTCCTTCAATTCAGTTACTGTAGCCGAAGAAATAACAGCAAACTCTGCAGAGTTAGAAGTTGTGTTAGGTACTTTAGCAAAATACCAAGGATACTACGAAAATTCAACAGGCTTAGTATCATCACCAGATAGCGTTATTCAAGATAATAATTACTATCAAAAATACTCATATGTACTGCGTATAGATGAAGCATTATCATCATACAAAGAAACAGTGATGTCTTTGTTGCATCCTATTGGTAGAAAGTTATTTGCTGAGTATGTAGTAGACAACATATTTGAATTAAACTATGAAGTCGTAGAACCAGTATTTAGAATCTTGCTGCCATTATTTGCAGGTATTCCTACTGTTGTTAATGCCTTGTCTGAGTTTAATTTGTTATTCGACAAACCAGTAACTTCAGTTCAGCTAACATCAGATGATGATTTCTACTTATTTGAACAGTCTACAACTACATTGTTAACTTCTTTTGATGATCCTACTTTACTGGATTCAGTATCTGGAAGAGTAAAGGGTTCATTTAAAACGTACTTGTTTGAATCTATAAAGGCATCAACTTTAGACCCTCAAGAATTTGATAGACGATACTTATTTGAACAACCTCTGGGATCACCAAATGCGTTAAATGAACCGAACGTATCAAAGGTAATTCCTATCACACAATTAGTAGAACTGGTTGTTGAAAAAGATGTACAGACACCGATGATAGGTGTAGAATCTGCTAACCGCTATTTGTTTGAGAAGGAAGATTCTCCTACATTGTTAACTTCTTTTGATGATCCTACTTTACTGGATTCAGTATCTGGAAGAGTAAAGGGTTCATTTAAAACGTACTTGTTTGATATAGAACTGAAAGATTCTAGAGCATCTACTATATCTTTTGGTGACCCAATTTTTGTATCAGAAATCAATTTAAACGCATTCCCAGCTACTAATCCTAATCCCGCATTCACAAGTATTTTACAAGCGGAACTATTTGTACATGAATTGCCTAAAGTAATCGTTTTAAACGAATTCCCAGCTACAGATCCTAATCCCGCATTCACTACTGTTTTACCACAACAAACATTTTCTGCCGCTCGTGATATCGTTTTAAACGAATTCCCAGCTACAGATCCCAATCCCGCATTTACAAGTATTTTACAAGCAGGACTATTCCTTCATTCAGTAAATATAGAGCAATTCTATCAGCTTCTAAGTTCATTCTCTCCTAGTAGTAGTCCATCGCTAGATTATGTACAAGCGCCATTCAGTTCGCCACCAGTAACAGCAACAGATACTGTTCCACTATTGATTGATAAATTATTCAGTCGTGTGGTACCACCTACTATCGAAAACGTTTTAGCTAATGTACAAGTAACAGGAACTGCAGGAACATTTACTTGTAATCAGATTTACTTTGGTCAAAATGTCTTTACTATATCAGTTACTGGAACAAATACAGGTACTGGTAGTATCTCTGGATACATTCCTGGTGTTATTAATTTATATGAGTTACTCGCTACAAATGGTAGTGTTACCCCCAATACATTTACGTTAGCTGAATATGGAACAAACGTACCTATTGCAACAACTGCAGGCACTCTAACTGGATTAACATTCACCAGAAACAACTCAAGTTTAAACTTAACCCCATCCCAATCTTTCGTAATAAATAGTGATAGCGGGAATGTGTTTTTCAACCAATACAATGATGATTTTAGCTATTTTGCTGATGAAACATACCTTGCAAGAACAAGAACTTTTTAAGGAATTAATATGACCCAAAATGAAAACAAAAATGATGTTGAAGATCTACTGAGTCCAGTAGGTTACTTGACAATCGAAAAATTTAATGCCGACGGTAAATTAGTCGATGTTCGTAAAGTTAAGAATACAGTTGTTGCCACTGGCAAGACTTTTATTGCTGGCTCTATGATTAAGACTACTACCAACACACCAACTGCCATGACTCACATGGGTATCGGTACTGGTGTTGTTGCCGTTAACGCTGGCACCGACACGACACTAGGAACTGCTAACGGCGCACGTGTTACATTTACAGAAGTTAGTTCTACTGGTAACCAAGTTACCTATAAAGCAACTTTTGCTGGTGCTTATTCTGGTGCTATTACAGAAGCTGGTATTTTTAATGCATTGACTAGTGGTACAATGTTATGTCGTACCGTATTCGGTGTAGTTACAAAAACCACTTCTGATACTATCACTATCACTTGGACAATCACTGTAAGCTAATATTCAAATGGCAACTTCAATTCTAAAGAATGCGATACATTCTTCTTTAGCTAAGACTCTTTTAGATGAGATTCTTAGCAAGAAGAACAAGTATTACTATACGTTCGGTAAAACAGATCCATGGGATCTTGCGGAGACTCCACAATCGGCTATTGATACTTTAGAATATGAATATACTACCAGAAGTAATATAGTTACATGTCAAGAGATTTTATCAAATGATGTATGTTTAGTTATTGATCGTATCAACTGGGTCTTGGGCGCAGTATACGATCAATACGATAACTACAGCGAAACTAATGTGGCTTTTTCTGGAGCTACTTCACTAGATACATCAAATTTTTATATCTTAACAGATGAATTTAATGTATATAAATGTATCTCAAATAACAGAAACAGTTCGTCGGCTGTAAAGCCTACAGGTCAGTCCACAGGTTTTATTAATATCGTAGAAGATGGTTATGTGTGGAAATTCATGTATAACATTCCATTATATCTTCGAAACAAATTTTTAAACTCATCACAGATGCCAGTTGTAAATGCTTTACAAACTGGATACTACAGTGATGGTAGATTATCTCAGGTTGTCTTTAATCTTAAAGGAACCAAGTATCATGAAAACACAAGTCTTGGAAGTATAGCAACTAAGACTGTTAGTGGTGTAACCAACTTAAGAAAGTTGTATGGTACAAATTCTGCAATCCTTTCTCTAGTTGCTACAGACAGAGTTGAAGTCAATGGTGAAGTTAGATCAGTAGCATCTGTAGCTACTGAAGTTGTAGAAAGTGTTACATATTATGTAATAACAATTGCAAACAATGAACCTCTATTGAGAGTAACATCTTTATCTCCAGCGAAAAAATTAAACACCGAACTAGAAATTATTGGTGATGGTTACAGACAAGCAAACCCTTATGTAATGACAGGGATTTCGGTAGTTGATGGTGGATCTGGGTACACTAGCAACGAAGGATTGGTAGTTAATTTCCCAGCACCATATCAAACTGGTAGCGTTGCATCAGGAACTGTTGTGGTGAACGTTAACGTTCTTGATATTGCATTATCTAGCGCAGGTTCTGGATACACTCAAGTTCCTACAGTATCAATAACTTCTGGAGGTGGTACAGGCGCAACAGCGTCTGCCACATTGGGATTTCCAATAAGCTCAATAATTAGTATTCCTGTTATTGGTTCTGGGTATAGCTTACCACCGACCATATCATTTAATGGTGGTAATGGAACAGGTGCTGCAGCTACAGCTAGATTATCTGGTACTATTGAATCAATAGACTTTACTTCTGGCACTACAGGTGAAGGATATGATACTGCTCCTACAATCACAATTGGAGTGCAGTGGGCACAAACTACTGCTTTAACAGTGGATCAACAAATAGCACGTGATGGTAGATTGTATACAGTTACTGGCGCTGGAACTACAGGGACAGTTGCACCAACTCATACCAGCGGTTCTGCCACCAATGGAACTGCAACACTAGCATATGCTGGAGTAGCAGCTTCTGGTATAGTAACTATATTCAACGGTTTGGTTCAAAGTGTTTCTCTTATTGGAGGTTCTGGATACTTGTATGCTCCATCAGTTGCATTTAGTGGTGGTACACCAGACACACCAGCATCTGGTACTGCAGTACTTAATGCTTCTGTAGCTTCTATTGTTGTTACTAATCAAGGTACTGGTTATACAACAGTACCATTAGTTGTAATAACTCCATATGGATTAGACGCCAGTGCAACTATTGTTCCCGCAGAAGCAATTGCTTCTCTATCTCCAACTAATGGATCTGTCAAAAGTATAACATTATTGACTGCTGGACAAAATTATACAACAGCACCAACTGTTACTGTCATACCTCCAACTATTACATTTAATGGTTCCACTGCAGTAAGTGTTGCCAATGATACAATAACTTACAATAATCATGGTTTTCAAACAGGTGCTGCTGTAGTTTATTCTAACGGTACTGGAACTGCTATAGCAGGATTGACTAATGGAACTACATATTACGCAAACGTAGTATCTGCTAATGTCGTTAAGTTATATAATAATCAAACAAATGCACTCGCTGGCGGTGCAACTGGTTTAATTGACATAACAGCTGCTGGTGTTGGTTCGAATCATACTCTAACCAACACGACAGTTGGATTTCAGGCTACTGCAAATAGTGTAGTATCTTCAGGATATATAAAGAGTGCTGTATTGACTGACCCTGGTTATGGCTATAACGTTATTCCTACCCCATTTTTATCATTCACTAATGGATGGGTGGCTGGTGCTGTTGTTACATTGAATCAAGAAATCACACACCAAAATAGAATTTACAAAGTAACTGCGGTAACAAACCCTTATAATTTAGGCACTTCTGCACCATCACATACAACTGGCGCAGTAGCCAACGGAGATGCTACACTTACATATTTGTCTACTGCATCTATTCCAACATTACAATCTGTTGCAGAAAAGTCAAAGGCATATATCGAACCTATTGTAGATGTAACTAACGGTGAGATTCATGGTGCTATTATTATTGATGGTGGAACTGGGTATACGTATGCAGCAT